CGTGCTTCTTCACGGACAATATCAGAATCAAAAAAATCGCTCATACTAGCATCAATTTTGCACGGGATGTTTTCTTCATGTAATTGAGTTGCTGAGCTTCATGCTTCAACTTCTCTTTCAGTGGTTTAGAAATCAGTTTAGGAACTGTTTCTAATTCAATTTCATTAGTATCGCAATAATGAATAATAGCATCAATGTAACTCATCGAATCACTATTCACAAGCGTCTCTACCTCAGCAGAGAATCTCGCAACGGTCATAAATTTATCCTCAAATATATTATCCTCCATATTTTTCCTCGTACAGCGAGCGTAGATAGATTAATCGGTCAAGATATTCTTTCTTGGGTTTCTTAATCACAACTTGCGTGTTACCATCTTCACAGGCAACGATAGTTACAAGTTGTTTAATGCGTGTATTATATAGTTCATAAAACATACATGCATATCCAGTTTCTTGAATGTAGTAGTCTTCCATCCAGTCTTCTTTCTTTTCTTCAGCAGAAGTTTTGAAGTCAATGACGGATGGAATACCATCATATTCACCGATACAATCTACACGCCCAGCAATTTCAAGGTGATCAGAATAGAGTGCTGCTTCTTGTAAATAGACTTTGGTAATTCTATTGAGTGTCGGAACAGCATTCTTAAACATTAAGAGGGGGAGGGGAGAACTCTTATGTTCCTCCTCATTATAGCAGTTATTCAGATAATTTTCAACTATCCCGTGGTAATCAGTGCCACGAGTAGCAGCACGAGTAGAAATTCGTTGGGCTTTCTCTTTCCCAACGCGCTCTCTCCACTTAGCAAGGGATGCTTTCTTCTTCGGGCACATTCCAAGAACTGTTGTAATGGAAGGATGCTTTTTACCAGAAGGTGTAGGATATAACCTACGATTATCAACCATTACAGCTTCAAGTTCAATAGGAGTGAATGACGAAGAATGAATAAACATTTAGAATCCCAAATTAATTTTGCTAATAATGTAACTACGAACTAAACCAGAGCGGACAATATCTTGTACACCAAACTCAATAGATTCGAACTCATCCATTGTATTGATAATTTTTTGAAAGTCAAGGATACCATTACGCTCATTGGTTTTAATCAAGTCAGTTTGTTGAACATCACCAGAGAAGATGATCTTACAATCCTGACCGACACGAGTGATAATAGAATCAAGTTCGTGGAAGTTAAGATTCTGCATTTCATCCACAACAATGATGCAATTATCCATTGTGGTTCCACGAAGGAATGACGTAGACCAGAAACTAATAGTGCCTTGATTCTTCAGGTTACCATAGAGAAGTTCAAACTCTTCCTCGGTAGGAAGTTCAAACATATACTTCACCATATTCTTATATGGAATCTGGTAAAGACTTGATTTATCTTCATGGTCGCCAGGAAGGAACCCAATCTCACGAGTTGCTACGAGTGAGCGAACGATGTAAACCTTTTCGTATGGAGTGTTCTCGTTAAGAACATCTTTAAGTGCTAGGTAAAGGGCAACAAATGTTTTACCTGTACCAGCAGCACCATAGGCAAAAAGATGTTTATCATTTTCCCATGCTTCGAACATCTTACCTTGTGCTTCGGTAAGAGGTTCAATATCTTTGGCGAACGTATCGAAGTTTAGTGGCTTCTTACGCTTCATTTGTTTTACACTCATTCCCGTTGGAACGACTTGCTTTGATTTACGATTTCTTACAGGCATAGTTATAGTCTTTCCACAGTTGAACCAGGAGTATCAGCAGCACGATTGATAATATGTTTCCAATCGCTATCAGTTTTGTTTTGCCAGTTTCCTACTTCGGAAACAGCATGGAGGATGGTAGGCATCTGAGTGATATGAGGATTCTCAGCGAGGTAAGGTTCCCTCTCTGCCATATACATCCACTTCTCAAACTCTTCACCAGTTTCGTTATTTCTAAACTTGTACGTCGGCATATTCAGTAAACCATAGTGGTGGTGTAGAAGGAGATTTCCAAGTAGCAAATTCTACTTTATCTCCAATGTAATAATTGCGATACGACTGGATTGAATCTCCAGGTACTTTGTATTTATCGGGCATGGCAGGAGGAGGATCTACCCAACCAGATTTGAGTAAATTATCGGGATACCTCCAAAGATACCCAGCCAGATCTTCTGTCTTGTGATACTTGCCATAACGACGAGTGTACTCTATACAACAATGTTGAAATAAATCAAACAACCATTTGTAATGAGATGACGATTGCCTCGCCCAGACAGCAGACGGATGATTGATATGCGATGCTTTATAAAGAATATCTTCGCGTGGTTTGTCAAGGCGCCAGCGTTTTATATTACGATTGTTAGCAGTCTTTTCTGCATAAGGAATGCCGTCGAGCACACGATGAGCAGTGGAGAGAAGTTGAGCATACTCAACAATCATTTTAACCACATGCTTATCACAATGCTCGGCGGCACACGTTCGAGGATCGAAACTGAGATAGAAGATATTCATTGGGTCTGTGTGGTTGACCCTATTATATCACCATTCCAGTGCTTCCGCAACCTTCGGGAACTGAGTCTTAAAGATTTCTCTACATGCCTCAGCGATCTCCATGTGCTCCTTCTGGGTGCCATGGGCAGAGCGTAGGTTGATGTAATGGATCCATGAACGGCACGAACCCGTCATGTAGAGGCGCGTAGGCACCGCTAAGGGCAGAACAAAGCGGGCACACTCCTTAGCGACTCCCGCCTCAACCATGTCAGTATAGAGTTCTGATGCCTCAGAAAACAACATGCGAGATCTGGTTTGAAATGCTTTGACCAGTTCAGGATCAAGGTCATCAATAGAATTCTGACGATTCTTTGTATCTTGACGACGAAGTTCTGGCACAGGAATCTCTGTGGTCAGCAGGTTAGTGTCAGCATACCTCTGCGAAAATTCCTGAAATGTAAAGCTCCTATGACGAAGTATCTGGGCTGCGATACCGCGATTAGTTTCAATCTCAAGTGTCATATGAGATTGTTCGAACACAGACCAGTGTTCGTGATGAATACAATAACGCAGAAGACCTGCATAGTTTGGATTCTCTTGGTTGTTTGGGTTGCTAACACGGGCAATGTATGCCATCGTGTTCTCAGCATCGGGAGTAACAGAAATTAGTTTAACTTCACAGGTCATATTGTGGGGCACCATCTAGACGACGAACTTCAGCAAGGGCGGAACGACGATAACGCTTGTATTTTTTTACAAGTTTATTGAATTCCTTTTGATTAATCTTTGGTTGAATAAAAGGAGTTTGTGGTTCTACCTCAGGAGATTCTACCACTTCTTGTGCTTCAATGTCAATAGTTTGTTCAGTCATAATTTTAAATAAAATAGTATTCGTCTTCTAGTGCTATACAGATTCGTTTTACTTCTGCTACATACTCCCCAGTTTCATTGAGTTGAACTGCTATACGAAATGCATCGTCTGCTTTCTCAAACTTTTCAATCTTATCAAACTTAGCGGTGTAGCTAGGTTTACCACTTTCTTTCCAACCAGCAAAGTTATATTGTGTTGCTGGTTTACCTGAAAGATGGTAGCGAACTACCCAGTTCTTTGGTGGATTAGTTAGTGCCATAGTTATTAAATTGCATTGAGTGATAGGGTTACTCTAATGATATCTCCGCTAGTGGAAATAGTATATGGTGATCCATCAAATTTTTCAGCAAATACTAAAGTACCTGTGCTAGCAAGGACAACATAATAACCATAAACATTACCAGCAGAACCAGTAAATGTCCAGGTCTGTTGTGGATATGTAATAGTATTAGATGAAATAGTCCACGATGAACCAGTCAAAGTTTTCTCTGCATACCCACCTCCACTAACTTCAGTGAACTGAGCAACAACAGAAGAAACTTCTGGTGTATAGTTATTACTATACAACTTCAAAGTCAGATCTTCTACTGTAGTATCTTTACCAACCAAATACGACAGAGCCTGTTGTCTTGCCGTATCTGTTATTATCATTGCCATGTTTACCTCTTCTTCTTAGATTCTTTTGGTTGAACTCCCCATAACTTTGGATTCACTCTGCCTTCGGATTGTTTCCAACCCTTTAAACCTTCGCGGTATTTATCCCAGTAGACATCAAAGATCTCCATTTGTTTATCTGGAATAACTATATCATATGCGATTGCTCCATCGATTTCATATGTTACAAGGTATGCTGTGTAAGGCAAACTTCTATCGTTTGCTAATTCAGGATCACAATTTTGATGGAGAATCTTCATTAACTACGACCTCCCCATTTGATTTGGGGGAAGGTCTCTTCAATAAGAGCTCGTGAGATACGAGTAAACTTCTTTTGAAGATTCTTATCCTTAACAAGAATCAAAACTTCTGCTTCATCGGGATGCAGTGATTCAATCATACCCAAGAAGATTTGCTCACGCTTGGATTGTGAGATGGTAGAAGCACCTTTAATAAAGTAAAAGAACTTCTTACCTTCATTCTCTAAACGAATATGATCAGTGCCTTCTGGTGCTGGATTCTTAGTAAAAGGTACATCACCATCAGGAAGAGCAGAAGATACACTCTCATCAAAGTTCCAAATAAACAAACTACGAAGAGTCTGACTATTGTACTTGAGAAGCAGTTCAGATTTTTCTGCTTTGGTTTTAGCGTTGTTGACCTTGCGAAGAACTTCCGAAATTAAAGGTCTATAAGTATCAGTTGCCATATCAGTTCACGTTAAAATGTGGTTGTGTGTTACGAAATACAAAGTCCTCCATCAACTTAGTAAGTTGATGCTGTTGAAAGTATTCTAATGGAACTTTCTTTTCAGAATTATTTAGTGCTTTGTAATAATTTACGATTTCCGTAGCAAGTTGTTCAGGAACACAGGAAAGATCGATTAATTTCCGATTACGCATGTAATTTTCTTTTGCTTCAGCAGTATTACAGAAATCCAATGGATCTAGTTTAACCCATCTTTCTAAGTTTTTCTTACTTATAGGTTTCTGTCTCTTGCCTACAACAAATGTATCGTCATCAGATAGGAAGTTAGGTATGCCATCTGACTTATCTCCCTTAATGATATGTTCGAGAATATATTCCCTTGGGTTGTCATGTTTAATCTCTTTCTTTAGAATAGGATTATACTGCTTAACAAAAGGATACTTTTGTAGTTGAATGAAATCTTTATCTCCAGAAAGAATCAAAACTTTCTCTGGTTGTTTACCTTCTTTCTCTAGTTTAATATTTTTGTATGCTTGAAGAGTAGTGAGAGTGCTGATAACATCGTCTGCCTCAGCACCATACACTTCAACTACTTTGTAAGGAAAGAAGTTTTTAATCTCGTCTCTAATCTTATTCAAGACTTCGAAGATAGCATTCCAATCAAGCTCGGATGCTTCTCGGTCTTTCTTTCTATTCTGTTTGTAATAAGGGAATGCTTCCTTACGCCAATAGTGTTTGGAATCATATGCCAATACAACTTCACCATAGGTAGGAGAGTATTGTTTTTCAAATGCTCGCAATGCTGTGAGCACCATATGCCTAACAAGATTTTCGTTAAGAGCATCACCTTTCAACTGCATCATCAGATTACTAATCATAATCTGATTCATATCAATTAGAATCATTTAATCCTCGTCGTCATACTCCTCAAAATCTTCAGAATTTTCAAAGCGAACCGCCACAATCTCATCGGGAATCAGTTGACCATTCTCATCAAACATTTCAGGATGCATTGGAACAATCCTGTTTTTATTGAGAAAGGCATAGACGATATCGTTTCCGAACCATCCAATCATTAAACCGATCATAAAAGATCCTACGATTCCTATTCCAGAAAAGAACAGGATGTATGGTGTTGCTGACTCCATCTTACTACTCCCTTGTTGGTTTGTCAACCGCCCAGGAGAACTCCAAATTAAAATGGAATGTTCTGCGTAGGAGGTTGAATGTTTTATTCAGTTTAAATCCATGTCTAGGTTTGACTTTATCAACCCTCCTACGCAGCATGAATTCTATACCTCTATTTATTCGCAGCTGGTTGTGGTTTGTTTTTACTGCCTGGTTTTCTTCCTCTTCGTTTTGATTTCTCATACTTTTTCGCATCCTCTAACATAGAATTTAAATATTCTTTCACTTTTCTAGCACGAGGTTTACCCATCCAATTATAGGATTCTCTAACATCAGCAACCTCAGGACCACCACCAAGATACATATCTATTTCTTCTACTTGATCTCTAATGGCAGTGCAAACATTAGATTCTAAAAAAATAGTTATATCTTGTTTTGTGAAATTTTCACCTTGCAGATATGTATAAAAATTTAAATTATATTTCTGCTCCTTAAAAGCAAAATCAATCGCTTCGTTGACAATATAATACATATCTTCAATAGATGCCATCACTAACTCCTCGTAGAACTAATCAAACCTTCGGAAAGAAAAAGTTTTATAACCTCAACCAACCCACCAACTGCTTTATCATCAATAACAACAAAAGGAAATACCTTGATCATTGGATATTTGTTGTTAAAATCTTCCGTTGTCATATCATTGGTTACTGATACTTCAGCGTAATCTACATTTGCCCTTTTAAAAAGTTCTTTTAGATGTCCACAATGAGAACAACCTGGCAATGTATAAGCAGTAATTTCCATTAGATACCTCGTTTCAACATAATGATTTTTGGTTGTTTGCATTCTAATGCAGTTACCATATATTCGCAAGCCTTATCTGGCATGGTATGATCTCCACAAGTGAAGATATCTACCGCAGCATATCCTTTTTCTGGCCATGTATGAATGCTGATGTGACTTTCTGATAATAAACACACCGCAGTAATCCCCTGAGGAGTAAATTCGTATTTAACTTCTTCGATTAAAGTAGCATTTGCATGTTCCACTGCCTGTCTAAGGGAAGTGCTAATATGTTCAGAATTGTTTAAAAGATCAGCGTTACATTCACATAATTCTGCGATGTGATGCACACCCAGCACTTCATCTACCATCAATGTATCTCCAGTTATCGTTCAGTATTTAGAATCCTTTTGGATTAGTTTTTTTCTTTTTATCCAATACTTCTATGTGACTCAAGAATTGATTGGGAGTTTGGAACCATGTTGCCTGCACATCCATATAATTATCAAAGACTTTTGATGTATTGTTGGCGAAGATTAGTTTATAGTCATGTCTATCATATGGTTTATAGCAGGTCTGCTCGAAAGTTTCCATAAAAAAGGAGGGCATTGCCCTCCCAGTGTATCAGGTTTTACCTAGTATGTCAACCGATTGCAGGTGCAGTGAGAGCAACAGGAGTCATATCAGCAGCGGCAAGGTCAAGAGGGAAGTTGTGAGCGTTACGCTCATGCATTACTTCCATGCCTAGACCACCACGATTGAGGATGTCTGCCCAAGTAGGAATCACATGACCTTGACTATCTTGAATCGACTGGTTGAAGTTGAAACCATTCAAGTTGAATGCCATTGTGCTGACTCCGAGAGCAGTAAACCAAATACCAACAACAGGCCAAGCAGCCAAAAAGAAATGTAGGCTACGACTGTTGTTAAAGGAAGCGTATTGGAAGATGAGTCGTCCAAAGTATCCGTGTGCTGCAACGATGTTGTAGGTTTCTTCTTCTTGTCCGAACTTGTATCCATAGTTTTGAGATTCGTTTTCAGTAGTCTCACGAACGAGTGAACTTGTGACCAGAGATCCATGCATAGCAGAGAAAAGAGAACCGCCAAATACACCAGCCACCCCAAGCATATGGAAGGGGTGCATGAGGATGTTATGCTCCGCCTGAAAAACAAGCATGTAGTTAAATGTTCCACTAATGCCGAGCGGCATGGCATCAGAGAAGGAACCTTGTCCAAAGGGATACACGAGGAAAACTGCAGAAGCAGCAGCAACGGGTGCGCTGTAGGCAACACAAATCCAAGGACGCATACCCAATCGGTAAGAGAGTTCCCATTCACGACCCATGTAGGCATAGATACCAATCAGAAAGTGGAAGACGACCAGTTGAAATGGTCCACCATTATATAGCCATTCATCGAGTGAAGCAGCTTCCCAGATAGGATAGAAGTGCAGTCCGATGGCGTTGGAACTAGGAACAACAGCACCAGAGATGATGTTGTTTCCGTACATGAGTGAACCAGCAACGGGTTCACGAATGCCGTCGATATCGACAGGAGGAGCAGCGATGAAAGCAACAATGAAACAAATAGTAGCAGCAAGAAGGGTAGGAATCATTAGAGTTCCAAACCAACCGACGTAAAGACGATTATCGGTAGAAGTTACCCACTCGCAGAATTGTTCCCAAGTGTTACTTCCACTACGCTGTTGAGCGATAGTAGCAGTCATAGTTTTAAAAGAACGTTAAGTTTACATGAATTGTTAAGGAATGTTTCGGTTCCTTAACATTTATTTATAGTAGCACGGGATCCCGTACCTGTCAAGCCCCCTTATAAATAAATCTAAATAGGGCATCTCAGGTTGTGTAATGGCAAATCGCTTTCCTTTAATAGTTAATCCGACATCAAAAAAGATTGAAGAATTATCAGCAACCGATAATTTAGATCTGACCAATAGTGGGATAGTTGCAAATAATACTAGCGGCACTAATGGTCAATATCTAAAGACAAATGGATCTACTGTTGTATGGGACAATCCAGGTGATGTTTACTTAACTACTTCCCAAACAATAACAAACAAGACTTTCAATGATTGTGTGTTATCTGGATCCACTAATACATTCTCAGCAATACCAAATAATTCTTTAGTCAATAATAAGATAACAGTTAATAGTGTAGATATTCCGTTGGGAGGATCTGTAACCACTCCCGACAATAACACAACTTATGCTATATCTGCCCAAGATGGCGGCACATCAACCGAAAAAATTATAAGATTAACGTCTGGCGGAAACGCTGGTGCTGGAATAAATGATGACGTTACTTTGGTAGCAGGAAGCAACGTTACATTATCAAGAACTGGTGATGCCATTACAATCAACTCAAGTTATATTGATACCAACACTATTACTCGTCTGCAATCATCAACTGGTGGAACTTTAGTATCTGGGGACATCACAATTGCAGCGGGCGGTTCATCAACAGTTTCACAAGCAGGAAACACAATTACAATTTCTTCCTCGTATGTCGATACTATAACCAGACTGCGTGGAACTGCTTCTGGAACATACACATCAGGAGATCTGACTCTTCTATCTGATGGAGCAACAACAGTAACGCAGAGTGGTTCTAACTACACAATTAGTTCTGTTAATACAATTACTCGTCTACAATCATCAATTGGAGGAACTCTAACATCTGGTGATATATCGATTGCTGGATCTGGAGCAACCAGCGTTTCGCAATCAGGATCAACCATAACAATCAATAGTACAGATACAAATACGATTACTCGTCTACAATCAGCAACTGCAGGAACTTTAACATCTGGTGATATCACAATTGCAGCTGGTGGTGCATCGGTAGTTTCTCAATCTGGTGGTACTATTACAATAACAAGTACCGATACAAACACCACTTACTCAGTTTCTTCCACGGGAGGATTAGCAGAAACTTCCACCGTATTTTCTTTAAAAAATGTAGTCAATCTTACTGACTCTAGATTATTAAAATGGGATAACTCTAATAAACAATTAGTCAATAGCATCATTTCAGACAACGGAAGTGTTGTCACTATTAATGGAGCTTTAACAGTAACAGGTAGCGTTACCACAATAGATACTACAACTTTAGTTGTTGCTGATAACGAAATAGAACTAAGAAAAGGAAATAATCTAGTAGGCACTGATTCTGGTATTAAAATCAACAGAACAACTAACGCATCTGGATTAGTTCAAACATATAACATTCTCCAATGGTTTGAATCTGGTGGATACTGGAGAAGTTATGACGGATCAGTTGCCAACAGATTTGTAACTGAAACAGAAACTCAAACTCTCACAAATAAAACACTATCTAATCCAATACTAACAACTCCAACTCTTGGCGCTGCCACTGCTACAACAATCAATGGTTTAGCAATTACTCAAGTTTCTAACGGAACTTTGACAATTGCTAACAGCAAAACTCTAACATGTAACAACACCTTAACATTCAGCGGAACTGATTCTTCTACTATTGGTTTCGGTACTGGTGGAACTGTTGTTTACACGACTAACAACCTATCAGTATTTGCTTCAACAACTTCAGCACAACTTCGTGGTGTTCTGAGTGATGAAACTGGTGTTGGTGTTGCAGTGTTTGGAACATCTCCAACAATCACAACCAGTATTCTCACTGGTAGTACTACGTTCGCGGTCTTTAACACCACAGCAACAACGATTAATGCTTTTGGTGCTGCTACTGCTGTCAATATCGGTGCAACAACTGGCACAACAACCATAAGAAATAGTTTAAGTGTAAACGGAACAACAAATCTAGGTGACGTTGTTGGCGATGCAATCAACTTAAATGGAACAGTAGATTTTGTTAACGCTGACTTCACTATTCGCGGTGGCACTGCAAACCCAATCGCTATTGGTAGAGGTGGTAACGCAATTGCCACTAACACCAGAATGGGGTACAACTGCCTAAACTCAAACACTTCTGGTAGTCAAAACACAGCAATTGGTTTTGAAGCTGCGAAGACAATCAACTCTGGTGCTTCGATTGTTGCTATCGGTTATCAAGCACTAACCAACGCAAGCACAGGTCAGCATAACATTGCTATTGGTAGATCAGCATTGACTGCTATTCTAGGTGGAGAAAGAAACGTTGGCGTTGGTTCCAATACTCTAGAAGGTAACACGACTGGTAATAACAACGTTGCGATTGGTTACTATGCTGGCGGTGGAGCTACTGGTAGCGGCAACGTATTGATTGGTCCTGCTCCAGATGGTAACAGCACCAACGTAACTTATACACCACCAACACCATCAGGTGATAACCAGTTAGTTATTGGTTCTGGCACTGCTACATGGGTTCGTGGTGATTCTAACTTTGACGTTACTCTACCACAAAACGCAAACGTTGGTGGCAACTTGACAGTCAGTGGTAACTTGGTTGTCAATGGCACAACAACAAGTATTAATACTAACATTTTAAGTGTTGATGATAAACTGATTGATCTTGCTGATATTTCTGCCAGAACATTTACAGCAAGTATCGTAAGTAATAGTGCTAACATCACTGCTATTACACCTGTTACAGGATTGATTCCTGGTATGGTAGTTAGTATTTCCACCGCTGGTTTAAGTGTCCCAGCAGGAACTACAATTGTTTCTATCACAAACAATACTGCTACACTATCAAATACAGTTACTGGTTCTTCTGGCACTGCTACGTTTGTATCAACTGGTGCTACAGATACCACAGCTGATGGTGGAGGTTTCCGTGTTAAGGGAACCACTGATAAGTCTATCACTTATGTGAACGCTACAACAGCATTTACATCCACAGAACACTTCGACCTTGCTACTGGTAAGCAATACAGAATTGGTAACGTTCAGGTTGCAAACGGATTAACAACTACACTCGGTCCTACTACTGGTTCTTGGAGTATTGGTGCTGGTGTTACTACTTCAAGTTTGACACAGGTTGGAACTCTCTCATCACTCACAGTAAGTGGAAACCTCACAGTTGATACCAACACATTATTTGTTGATGCTACAAACAATAGAGTTGGTATTTTAAATACATCTCCCCAAGATGCTTTACATGTTCAAGGTATTTTTAGAATTGATAGGCAACTAACAGCACAAGATCAATCATATATGAGATTTACCAGACAAGGCACTGGTAAAATTAGAATGGGTCTCAAAACAGATGATGCTTTCTTCATTAATGCCGATGATAGTGATGGATCAAATCATTTCTTAGTTTCTTCAACTGAAGTTTACAGCTCAAATAATTTTAGATTTGCTGCTGGTAAAGGTATCGACTTCTCTGCTAATGCCAATAATGCTGGCATGACTTCTGAGTTGTTGAGTGATTATGAAGAGGGAACTTGGACACCCAATCAAGGTGGAGGTCTCACTGTTACTGGAACGTTTAGCTCTTCTGGGACTTACACAAAAATTGGTAGACAAGTTTTCATAACATTTACGTTATCGGGATCTACTAGTATTGCAATAGGCGGTGCTGGGGGAACAATAACTAGCAATCTTCCTTTTGCTGCACCAAGCTATTTTGGCGTAATTTACGTTGGTACATCTAATGTAGGTTTTGGTATAGCGGGAGGTAACAGTTCAACCGTTTATTCTGGAGGCAGCGTAACTGGCAACAGCACAATAACTTTTTCAGCAACATATTACACTACCTAATAAATAACTCTGCCTAAACCTGTCTTGTTCGGAGAATAACCCTAATGGCATTAGAAGAAGTTTCAGTAGTAGATAAGATCGAAGTTCTACTCAACGGATCTATCCAAGTAAGAAGAAGAGATCAAATCCTCAAAGATGGCACAGAAGTTGCTGCCAGTTTTCATCGCCATGTAATCAACCCAGGCGATGATGTTTCAAACGAAGACCCAAGAGTTGCTGCTATCGCTGCTGCTACATGGACGGAAGAAGTTGTTGCTGCTTACCAGGCATCGCTACCACAAGCAGAATGAAATTTTGATATCCACATATAGTGGTCAATTGTTCTAGATGCAGGACTCAAAACCTCAAATGGTTTCTCAGAATTCCATTTGAGGTTTTTTGCTGACATGGTGTGATAAAACATCATCATATCCATCCATGGAGTTTTTGCTAATCCACCAGCAGTTGAATCCAATTCTGTTCCTAAGTTATCAACAATACCTTGATAGAAATCATAGTGAACATTTTTATGATCTATCCAGAAGTCAGTATCATTTCTATAACAAGTTTTATATTGAGCAAGAATAAAACATGCCCACCATTTATAACTCTCAGATAGATAATCATTCAAATCTACTATAGATTTACCTCGTTCAAATATATCTTCCAGACCAAATAATATGTAAGATGTTAATGCAAGTCCAGGAGCATCTAATGGTTCCAAGAATCCATTTGCCATACCAGCAGAACAACTATTCTTTCTGTAAGTAACTTTATTATATTTGGGTTTGAAGTCAACCACGTTAGGCACTATAGTTTCATCACCTATATCTTTGACAAATTCATCTACTGCTTGGTCTATACTGATATGCCTAGAACTAAAAGCATATCCAGTTCCCACACGAGACCACGTTGGTGTAATCCAACGCCACCCATATTTCATTGTTTTAGCTATAGTATATGGATGAAATTGTTTTTTCTTATTTTCATATTTCAAAGGATAAAATAGTGCTTTATCTGTCAATAGAACATCAGACAAATCAGTATATTCTTGTCTAAAAATTCTGTTTGTTTTCTCGGTAGCACCACTAGTATTGATGTAGTAGTCTGCTTTGATTCTTCTACCAGATTCAGAAATAATTTCTTGTATAACATCACCATCAAATACACAATCAACTATTGTGTCTTCAACAAACACTACGTTGTCATTTTTTAATGCAAGTTTCTTTAAATACTTTATATACTTCCCAGCATCAAAGTGCCAAGAGTTAGGATACTCTAAAAACTGAGATGGTTTAGTTCCTATTCCGTTTAGAATATGATTGTTTGTTGTTGCTTGAAATAAAAACTTGCCTATGAGATCATGAATGTAAACGTTTCCTTTGCTTCCTAATCGTTTACCATATTCATGAATGTTTATATCATACTTTCTAAAATGATCAGTGCATTTTAAATGATGTAACCAATTACGTTCTGACCAATTCTTATAGTAGACTCCATACTTTACTGCTGCATCAGTCTCTCGTATAAAATCTGATAGATCATCACCTATTTTATCATGGAGTTCGCAGAAATCTATAGTTGTGGATTCACCCACACCTATAGAAGGAATATGGGGAGATCCCACTATGGTTATTTTTTTCACATATGATTTATTTTTAAATAAATTACATGCCTGCCACCCAGCAGCGCCCGATCCTATTATACAAATATGCATATCAAATTAATAAAAAAGGAGGGGTATACCCTCCGATTATTTATTAATACCAATCAAAAAACGCCTGGGACAATCTGACCAGTTGTGACATAGGTTCCGACTGCGATTACGAAACCAAGCATTGCGAGACGAGCGTTAAGAATCTCAGCCTCAGGGGTCCATCCGAATTTCATTTTGTTTCTCCTCTTTTAGTAGTGTTTTGGATTACAATAAATTTGTCTTTTTTTAGGGTGCCTGCAACACAGACTTTAAGTTGATCATCTCTATCCCAAGCACCACTTTCAACCAGTTCAGTGAGAGCAAGGGCAAATTGCCCAAGCATGTCACCAGTATTATAAATCATATCAATTCCTGTATTCAAAGGTTTTCTTCTTGTTCAGTAAGAATTACACAATCAGATTTGGGATAAGCAACACAAGTGAGCACCCAACCATCTGCTAGCTGATCATCATCGAGGAACGATTGCTCCTCATTATCAACTTCACCTTCAATCAGTTTACCAGCGCAAGCAGAGCAGGCACCAGCTTTACATGACGAAGGAAGGTCTACGCCTGCTTCTTCTGCTGCTTCGAGAATGTATTGATCCTCAGCACACTGAATAGTTTGCTCGGTGCCGTCAGGGGAACGAAGGGTAATGTTATATGCCATTAGTAAGTTTCACAAAGTTTTTCTACGGATGCTGCCAGTAATACGAAGAAGGCAACACTAGTAATTGTAAATGTAAGTTCTGCCATTGTCAAACGATTGTCAGAAGATGAAGAAAAAGAGTTTGCCAGTGGCAACGTAGGACACGATGCCAGCAACGAATCCTAGCATAGCCCAGCGCCCGTTGGCAAGCTCTGCACGTTCGTTGTGAGTCATCATGCCATACTTGATGGCATCCTCATCGGAGATGTACATCGCAGGTTCCTTGGCAAACATATTTTGTTGCCCATACTCATTGGTGGTAACGGTCATGTGTTTTGTAACGAATCTTTACATAGTATATAGCATCTCATCTCCCATGTCAAGCCCCCTCTTTTGTCAGCAAATCCTAATGAGTATTTTGACGCATCTAAATACGATAAAGACATCGTGAAGAAATGCGGCGAATCAGTATTTGTCTGCTAAAATGGGATGGGACAACTGAATGGCGAATTATTCCTTGGGGTAAACGTCATTTAGATTACCACAGAAAAGATGGAGACATCATCATGTATTACGAGGTATTCTAATGTATAACCTATCAAGCAGAGATGTTAATCGCATCATCACAGCATGTAAACATTATGCCTACCACGAAACTGGTAGTGACTGGATGCATGATGAATATATCAAAATCATTCAAAAACTTTGCGTTTACTTGGATCAAAACTTTGATTCTGAAACTCAGAAGCCAATTGAATGCTATATCAATGTAAAGAAAAATGACTCATCTGATAGTTAAAATCTTAAATAATCCCATCAGTTTGGGCATCCTTTGCTTTGCCCTAGTAATGTTTCCCATTATAGGAATCGCTAAAATCCATGACACAAGTAACCAAAGAAGAAGTTCAGGAGATGATTGATGATGCAATACGACAACATAATCGTAATGCTTCGATTATCTCAATGTGTGTTGGCTGGGTTGTTTTGTCTCTTTTTGCTGAAGGTTTGCTTCGACTCATTGGAGTAATCCCACCACTACTACCATGGCTCAACATTACCCTGAAATAATAGGCATTGTATTGCTATTAGTATTTGCTGCCACCATGTTCTATCAAGGAACATGTATCATGAGAGGGCAGCGTGGTTATTCATGCAGAGATTACATGAAACAGGATAGCACAAACATGCGTAAAAGAATAGAAGAAATACTTAAGGACAAATGATAACTCTAACAGAAAAAGATTTGCAAGAACTACAAGAAATAGTTTTCCAACAAAAAATGGATGAGTTATTTGAAGAACCATCCACATACGAAGACGAAGATGAATAACTTACCTTGGGGAGTGTTTATTATTCTTGGAGTTGGATTGGCAGGCACTGCATACGTTATCTATTACATTTTAAAATTAGCATACGAGGAAATGAAAGATGAACCACCTAGTTCTCACTAGTATTTGTTTGTTTGGTTCGATAAGTTTATTCATATATTGGGGATTGACTAACGCATACCCACACTAAATATAGTATTATTGCTATACATAATATGCTTTCCACGCAATATCGACTGAGATTACAATCAATCTGTGACAAAATTATAAGTGGGGAGTCAGTAGATTTGAACGATATGATTTGGGCAGAGAAGCTTGCCAAAGCAAATCGTTCTGCTGCAACCATGCTACGTCAAGCAAGACGCACTGCCGCCAACCCTGATATGGTGGAAGGTGATATGGATGATTTTTTAAACCAACTTGATATCGGTGGCATTGGAAACGATGCCAAAGGTATCAGAAGATTCGAAAGTGTTGATGACATCGTAGATTTCTTCAGCGAAGGTAGAGACAAACCCGACGACTGGAGGCAACGCGACTAATGGAATCACTTATACTTACCTGCTTACAAGCACAACTTTTAGCTGGAAGAGTATACGCACAGGAAAATATTGCTCCCAAAGATAAGAATGATTTAGTGTGGGAAATAAAACAAATAGCTCCAAAGGAATGTAAACTCTATGACAAACGCACAGAGAGCAGCAATCAATCTGTTACTGGAAGACTTACATACAGTTCACCCAGAAATTCGTATGCAAGCAAAGAACGAGGGTTGTGAACGAGAGCTAGATGAATACAAAAGAGAAGTTCTACTTTACCTTATCAAAAAAGTATCTGTTGATACAGAATTACCAAACTAAATAATCCAACGTTCACCTGTATAGGCGGAAGTAGGGAAACCGAAGGAACGCACTTTACACAAGTAAAGGAGCAAATCCAATGTCACAAGCAACTTATCGTGGTTGCCAGTATAACACTGACACCCCTAAAGAAGAATATCGTAAGTGGTATTCACAAACTCATGCACCAGCACATCCACAGAATACATATCGTGGTGTTGCCTACCGCCCATGTAAGAATGAGGAGGTAGCACAATGAGTTGGTTAGAAGTTATTCGTAGACGAATCGAAAAAGAAAAACGCTTGAAACAAGCACAACTTGCGATGGCAATGAAATAAAACTAAGACCCTTCGGGGTCTTTTTTAATGGAAACAACTGGACTTGAACCAGTGGTCTTTCGATTATCAGTCGAATGCTTTACCAACTAAGCTATGTTTCCTTAATGGGTAGGGAGGGATTCGAACCCCCGAAGGCGGAGCCGACGGATTTACAGTCCGTTTCCATTAACCACTCGGACACCTACCCAAACTCCCCCACCTCGATTCGAACGAGGAACCTTAGAGTTAACAGCTCTCTGCTCTGCCGTTGAGCTATAGGGGAATGAAATCAGGATTGCTGAGAATCCATCATGTATTCTACTGTGTTTGCAATGTCATTCATAGCATCACGTAGATGTGGTCGTTGACCACTTTCTTGTCTAACAATAGGTCTATGATCATCAGTAAGAGACCAACGCCATTGTTTCATTTCAACACAATACCACAAATTAATTTTCATGTTTGAAATATTCCAGTCGAATCCAGTTGAGGAGAGCGTTGAGTTCAAAGAGTTCTGATTGATATTCAGAGTACTCTGGATAGTTTTCATCATTTGTTAATCCTCCATCTTCAATAAATTTAATTTCACTGGAAAGATAATCTCTATAGTGCTCCATAGCAGCTATAGTCATGGTTCTGTCTTTTTGCGATAATAGTGACATGGTATTTATCCTCAAGGATAAGAGCGGGGTATCGGAATCGAACCGACGACATCTAACTTGGAAGGATAGCGTTCTACCGCTGAACTAACCCCGCAAATGCTCTCGACTACACTATGTATCTGCTACGATACTATGTAGTTTTGAGCAAACCCAACATATTGGGATGCAATCTCCAGTTTTTCATGCTTTTGATTGCGGGATGATAGAGGCTTGATTACGAAAGGCAATCTGTTTGAGCATATCATAACGACCGTGCCAATCTCGGACTAGGCTAACTTATACTATCTGGCCAGATAGTTGAAACCATCGGATATTTCCAATAGTTTCAATGTCGGTAAGAGGACTTGAACCTCCACGAATTACTTCACTGGAACCTAAACCCAGCGCGTCTACCAATTCCGCCATACCGACGTGGGAGCGGGGGTTGGAATTGAACCAACTGCCTGGAGCTTATGAGACTCCTGTGCGACCACTACACCTCCCCGCTTCAACCCCTCTATTATATATGAGAGGGGTGGGGGTTGTCAATCCCCCCGTGCTCGGCTCGCCACTTGCCCTTTGACTGGAGGCAAGAAACCAGGCGGGAGAGAGTCCCATCCGCACCACCAATTTTTTAGAGAAATTGGAAACTCATCGAGGGGGTTCCCGACCAGGGTTGTTAACGTGTCTCCATCACGGGCATAATAGGGTCAAATTTGACTCCACCAGGGCGCTTTTAATGTCATCCCGAGACACTAGGAGTAGAACCTGTTATATTATTAAACCACGTTACTACTGAATATTTAGTACCAGATTTTACAGGTGCTGCTTTATGAGGGTATAACCACGTTGAAGGAAATAATATGACATCTCCCTGCTTTGGTTTGTGTATCATGAATGGAAACTCAAGTTCACCGCCCTCGTAATCATCATTCAAGTATAGCACAATAGATAGCACTCTGTCAATATCTCGGTTCTGAGTCAGGTCAACATGAAAATCATAGAACTGGTCTGTCTCATACTTATTAATTTGATATCCAGAGTCCACAATATTTCTAAATTGAGTATTCCAAACTTGCCTCATATAAGGATCAATTGCTGATAACCATAACTGATATGATTCAGCAACTTTGTTATATAAAAAAGTATCTAATGGTGTTTGAGGTATAACATAACATTGTGTATTATTTCTACCATCAATTATAGCAGGTTTATAATCTCCCTGATCAACATCACCTACCAAAGATCTATAAAAATCAGTAACATGTGAATTGTTTTCAGCACAATGCATAACGTAATCACATTCAACATCTGTCATTACGTTAAACACTTTAATATAGTCTGTTACATCAACCATTGTTTTTATATAAAAATGCAAATGGGCATTTAGATTCTTCTTGATATTTAAATATATGTTTCTTTGATAAATTACGAATGAAATTTTTTATAGAAGTTCTTTTCATTACTTGTTTTATCATTTCTCTGGTTGGTTCTTTCTTAATGAACACCACTCTATCATTTAGGTTCTTTGTATAGAAACAAATTTGGTACAAAGGATCTCCTCTCTTGATCACAATAGGTTTTGTTTTATCAACAACATCCATAGCAAAACTAGCAGGTCTAGACCAAGCAGAAAGATTCCACCAACCACCCAAAGAAACGAAATTATTTTTAACAGAAGTTAATGGATGTGGTCTAAATTCAATCCAAACATTTTTGTGATCAGTCCAAAAAAGATATCTCGGTATATTGAATTGAATAGTATCTGTATTTGAATTGTGGCAGATATAATCTTGCAGCAATTGTTGAGGAAGAGTTCTAGAAGCAATTTTATTATCCACCACTTCCAGATTGATATCTACAGGGCAATTTATATTGTAGAGTCTGGATGCTTTATGAGACCACGCAGGGCAGTCATAATAAATCATTCCTTGTGGATGAGATTGTTTTTCTATGCCGATAACACTTTCTGGTGGCATACACATTTCATCCAAATCAAACGGACAATTTGGATTATCATACCACTCTCCAACATATTGATGATAGTATATTTTAATTAAACTCATGTTATGTAATAGTAATTTTCTTGAGTGCCTTGTTTAGTATAGTTATACCCAAAAGCTTCATCAATAAAATAGATTGATTGTGGATCAAACACTCCCATCTTCAAAGTTTCTCTTTCCTGAGGAGACATTAGATACATAAACAAATTATTGTTGGATGCAGTTCTATATTCTCTAAGTCTATCAAAAAGATTTTCCATATTTTTAACAGAACTGACATAACGTGAGCATTTTACCGATGCCATTTTCCAAAATTCAGTATTAAATATTGATCCACCATGATAATGGAAAGCAATAGTTGCCTCGGTAGTTTCTATAATCTGCCTGTAAAATAATTCTGCTCTTTCTTCTGTTTCCCTTCCCTGCACATATTCAACACATGCTAAATTCACTGCGTCATAGATTCCAAAAGATAATGCTTGTAAAGGTTCCATGAAAGAAATGCGATTACCATTTTTGATAATACGTCCATCTATCATCTTATTGGAAAAGAATGGTTTCCAACTATATTCTCTGATATTTAATTGATCTTTCGGTGTTTTAAAATGTTCTGATAACCAATCGATACCTTCTTCTTTTGTTGATATCGTATCATTATATAAGTATCCCCATCCTTGTCTAGTAGACAAAGGAATTCCAAACATCCAACCATTGGGATGGGCATAATGATATGTCCAATCCCAATCGCCTGGTTTATCTATAACATTTATTAAAGCATGATTTACTGGAACAACATTGCTTTCTTGACAATCCTCATAATTATCTGGAAACCCTCGACAATCAACTACGTAGTCGAATTCATGAACTACATTGTCTACAATAACATCAACTCCTTTATCGGTATTAATTAAGTCTTCCACATTTCCTGTAATAGAAGAGAATCTATCCTTCCACAATTTAGGCAATCTAGATAGAACAAAATCCTTTAGGTTAAATGTATTGAAATGTATTCCATAAGTATTTGATGCAAACGTATGAAATATATCTTCCTTTCTCCAGTTAACAAATTTTACTCCTTGTTTTATGGTAGCATCCAATTCATGCTTGTCGGTCGCATAATGAAATCTGGTGCCAGCAAATAACATGAATGGAAATCTAGGAAGAGTGCTTTCTCCAATACCAACAATTGGAGTTGATGGATCATGTACGGATATCACTTCCCAATATGATGGGAGGTATGTCAACAAATGACACAACGATAAACATCCAGCAGTACCAACTCCAATTACAGCGATTTTCACGAAGAAATACCATAGTAGCGATAGGGCATTTCATCCGCTCCAGAATTAATTGTGATATTATAATCGGGATCGTAACCACTCATGGTAAATTTAATAGAATCATCAATAGTTTCTTTAGAAATGTTATACTTATACCTAGAAGAGGTTTGCCAACCTTCGATGGTATTAATAGTTTCTACGATATTACGAAGCAGATAAGCATCTTCAACCGATGCACCAAGTTTTACTGCCGTGCGTAGAGCATCAACTGCTCTTTCTAATTGATATTTAACTGAGTCATTCATCGTCATCTTCTCCTTTAATGTAACATGGAACTGTATCTGGATCAAGCCATTTCGTATACTCAAAATCTTCAATAGCAGTCATGAACTGCATCTCATTATCACACAGATACATATCACGATATCGACCTGTGTAAGAATCTACTTTTTGAATACGGCAATCAGGTTTGCCATTGATTTCTAAGGTGCCTACTTGAACGTAACGATATGGGAAACGATCAAGAATGGTCTTCACGCGGCTTTGGTTTGTTACACTCATTGCAGTAGTAAGAGAATCCTGTACGAAAGTATTTTACCACTTGGTAGTGGTCCTTGTCAAGGGGATATTGAGTATTACATTTAGAGCATACTCTAGTTTTGTATTCTGAATCCATATTTACCACTAGTAATATAATTTGGAATAAAATTCATAGAAAGACTCATTCTATTATCTGCGGGATTAATATTATAACCATGACTCAAGTGAGATTCCCAAAGAATTAGTTTGCCAGATTCTGGAAGTACAACCGAATCACTATTATATTTTGTTGGAATATTTTTCTCAAGTTGAATTACTGGTTGATTACCAGACTCAATTGATTTTGGATTTCTAAACAATAACGGAGAATGTACATTCTCTTCAAAGTTTATATAATAAGTTCCAGAAATAAAAGAATTTGCATGATAATGTGGGTATTGAAACCCTCCACTTTCACAACAATTTATCCAACTATCAGTCACTATTATATCATCTAATATCTTATATCCCAAAATATCAATCACATATTCTTTTGCACACGAGACACACCATTCCATAAAAGGTAAAAATTCCTCTCTGTATAAAATGGATTCTCCAATATCATTCCCATAATGTTTTAAATTATTGGAATGAATATTTTTTGTTTCATTAAGTTTAGTAGTAACATCAAAAGATATTCGTTTCACTTCTTCATGAAAATCACATTCAAAAAAAGCTATTGGGTTTGGAAGAATGTCAATTATATTAGTTAACATAATCAAATATATCGTTAAATTGTTTATAATAATTTATAGATTTGGTTGTCAAATAATCCTCTGGATTTTTATAATCCCGTTTTAATGTAGATCTTATGCTATGTAAATTTTTTATTTCCCAATATTTATCATTATCATTAGTATCACTTTTTATATGATTAACGTCATGTGTATAGAATGATTCTGAAAGATAATCATATATTTTAGTCATCGTTTCTTCAGGTTGGTCAATTAAATTATTATAAGAAATATACAAAATATTTTTTTTATCTATAGATGTTTTAAACATTTCATATGATTCTCCTACTACTCCTTCTTTCCATAAAAATTTAGATCTATTTTCATTCGTGACTGGTATTTTTCTTTTGAATAATTCTTGGTCAACAAAATTATTTTTATCTTTTTCCAACAAGTATAAAAAAGAAGTTATTATTTCTTCGACTGGTCTGTATGTACAAATAATTTTAGGAGAAGGATTTATAACTTCTTTGATTTGAGGAATATTTGATATCCATCCTCGCCATTTATCTATAATAATTGGGCGATCAATATGATTATAATAAGATTCTACAACCGATTTGAAAATATTTTTTAATTGAGCACCATCAATAGTTTTATATCTTTGAGATATTTCTCCATAAACATAATCTACTCCAGATAAAAAATCCAACAATCCACTAGTAGATGTACAATGTATTTGGGGATTTTGATTTAGAAGTGACGACAATAAAGTAGTTCCTGTTCTCGGTAACCCAGATAAAAAATAAAGTTTACTCATCAATCCCACCACCAACAAAGGTTTGTAAGCGTGTTGAGAAACTGTTCGTGATAGACCGTGCGACTCGGATTAGGTTTACCATCTTTCATGTCTTGGAGATACTGAATTATACCACGAACCACTGGAGTGTCTTGGAAGTATTCGTGCATTCGATAACAATCAAACTTCTCAATGTATTCTACGAAATCATGCATGGGATCCATGTTGCGACGATACCCATAGATGAATACATCTTCATCTTTGATACCTTCTTTGTTGATGATGTCAAGCTTATAAAACTTTTCACCGTCTTCATTTACTTCTTCTTTTTCTCTGTCAAACTTAAAGTGAAGACCATCGTAATACTTATCATGTAACTCTTCATCTGGTGCTACACGAACCCTCTCATTCTCTCTCATAATGTATTCCATGCGACCTTTGGCATCCTCGTTATTCAAACGAAATACGATGTTGCCGACATAGTAATGTACAGGACCACCATAGAGTTGTGAAGATTCTTTTCTCCTGAATGACAGATGAGTAATCTCAAATCCAGGATCTTCATATTCAGTTTCAACTAGTCCTTGTGTCAACATAATCAATACCTCTCAGGAATCTGGTCATAATCTAACAGATGGTCTTGCTTCTTTTCTTGCTTGCGAAACTTTTTAAGGTCTTCAAATAATACTTTGATTTTTTTGTATGCTTCATTAGCATCTTCTTTGCCTGCCATTTCAGCAGCAATAATATATTCCACCTTTTTACCAAAGTCAAATAAGTGATACTCAAAATCTGTTTGATGTTGATAAGACATTTGACCTCCTTTGTTTATTTTATATAGGGATACTGGGAATTGAACCCAGACCAACCCGTTATAAGCAGGCCGCTCTACCATTAAGCTATACCCCCTAGGTGCTGGTTGCGAGGATCGAACTCGCCTCCCATCGATTATGAGTCGATTGCATTCGCCAGATTGCTAAACCAGCATGTATTAAATGGAGAATAGGAGACTCGAACTCCTGACCTCCTGCGTGCAAAGCAGGCGCTCTACCAACTAAGCTAATTCCCCTTGTATTCGTCCATAGTTTTCGTATGGCATCAGAAGAATATCACCACCATCAGAAGTAGTAATAATAAAACTTTCTTTGTTTAGCATCACATTTTCCATGATTTCATCAAAGTCGTGGCAAAAAGTTTCTTCTGTAATAGTTTTCATACCATACACTCCATGTCTTTTTCTTCTTGTAGACAACCAATGCTGGTTAGATATTCAATGGTTTCGGTGCATCCACCCATCAGTTGACCATCAAGTGTAACACGAGGGAAAGTAGAACCTTCACCAAACTCATTATAGAACTGACTGCGATCAAAGTCAACATCTAGTTTATACTGAATGTACTTCACATCAAAACTATCAAGAATAACCTTGAGTTTACGACAATATTGACATTGATCTTTGGTGTAAATAACAAGTTGTGAAATCATTAATATCTCCTAAAGAAGAATCGGAATGACAGGATTCGAACCTGCGACATCTCGCTCCCAAAGCGAGTGCTCTACCAAACTGAGCTACATTCCGTGATGGAGTAAGCGTAATATACCTCAAGGATATAACAGAGGCTTACCCTCTATCTTTGTGGGGATGGTCGGACTTCACCCAGAAGGCAAAATCCTTAAGACCCTGCCAAACCATCCCCATACGACGCTACGGAAGATACCCGTAGTAGAAGTTGGTCTCCTTCTAGGCTATCTGCCTAACGAGTACCAACGGAAGTGGTAGGATTCGAACCCACGATGGCTTTCACCATGCTTGTTTTCAAGACAAGTTCCTTCAACCACTCGGACACACTTCCATTTGTTGACCTCCATATTATATAGGAGGTCGGGGGATTTGTCAACCCCTAGAACACTAGAGTCAGTGCTCCGTATCCAACCAATGCAGCAATCAGCATACCAAGAACTTTATAGTAAGTTTTGATAGGAGTGCCAAAGTATTGCTGACCAATCAGCAGACACTTGTGCATTGGAGAGATGATGTACCCAGCATACTCCACACAGAGGAACCATGTCAAGTATCCAGGACCGAATGCCTTAGCAAGAAGAGCAACGATACCAGCATACTTGCTAGAGGATCCCATAGCAAACGCAGCAAGGAAACCAACCACAGAGATAATGCCAAGAGCAGCGGAACCTTGAGCTGCAGTCAGTTTCAAATACTCCATGACTGGTTCTTTCAGTTCTCCCATGATGGCAGCAAGAGCAAGCACCAGAGCAGCAAAACCAGCAAACTTCCACTTGATATAACGACCCCACTTCCAATCATTGCAGATGAATGAATAGTAAGCAGCAAGACCTGTGAACCAAACAGAGAAGAGATATGGCATGTCTGGATCACCATAGCATACCAGGAACCACATCGTAGCAACAATAGGCCCCCAACCTTTCAGCAGACGATTCCAACTGAAGGTGCGAGTTTCCTCCACAATCTCAACATCAGTCTCCTTGACATACTTGAAGATGAATACACCTGCGAATGCCAAAACGATTGCAAGAGGAACAATGGTATAACTCATATAAGTTGTATATGACATACCGAGTGCTGCCATAGGAAGCACAACAGTCTTTTCTAGTGGTGACCACCAGTAATAGTGGTGAGTAGAAAGATAATCTACGATACCAAACTTAGAACGAGATTGTGCTTTGTCTGAAGCGATGGAATCCAGAAGGGGTGCCGACATAACGACACGCCCTTCAATGGGTAGAACACCACCAGCTAAAGCAGTAGCAGCAACTACAAGTCTATTTGACTTGAAGATTTTGCGAAGTGCTACGAATACTTCGTTAAGCACTCCGTATTGTTTTACGAGACCACCGACAATCATGATGCCGATGATGTAGGGGAGAAAAAGTTCTTTCTCCCAAATACCCATTAGTAGATCCATATGTTATCAGAAAGTGAATTTAGTTTGGATTACACCACCATAGTTATCCGAAGCGTTCTTGAATCCTTGGTTGTTGGAAACATAGAAGATCGAAGGAGTGATGCTGATATTGTCGCTAACCTTGTAACGATAGAAGGTTTCCCACATGATAGCTTTCTGATTATCAGCAAGAGAAGCAGCATTGCCAGGGGCGCCAATAGCGAAACCAGCAGCGTTACCCTTGGCGAATACATCGCTCCACTGAAGACCAGCAAACCATGTCTGCGAGTTGGTAGCACCAGTAGGAGTGGTACGACCTAGAGCATTCTTACTCACATCGGTCCAACCATAAGCACCAGAGATCGAAGGTACGATACCAGACTTCTTAGGTTGCCAGTAAGCATTGATAGCATAGCTGTTAGAGGTTTGACCAGCAGCAAGAGCACCAGAACCACCATTGATAGCATTGAAGGTACGAACACGAGTGCCTTCAGTGCCATAACGATAACCGAATGCAACGCCATACTGAGGAGCACGATAACCGATTTGTGCCAGAGTATTCAGAGCACCAGTCTCATCGAACTGACCCTTGGAACTATCACTACCATTCTGAGCAACATAGTTCACACCAGCAACGAAACCACCCTTACCTTTTTTGGTAGGTTGTGCCCATTGAGCACCGAAACCAGAACCAGTTGCTTTGTTATAAACGCCAGGAGCACCAGCAACTTGGAAGAAGTCAAGAATGTCAGACTTATAAGCAGAAGGAACCCATGCCATCTCTGTGTTACGAACCAGAGCACCAGCAGTCAGGGTCATACCTTTGGTAAGACCAGGGAAGCTGTAGTACAAACGATCAAGTTGTACGGCGTTTGCATAAGTTTCTGCTTTGTCCAGTTTGAACAGAGACGAAGAAGAACCGAATGGTTGACTGGAGAAGTTACCAGTACGCAGACGAGTACGAAGCAGATCTTTACCAGTAAACGAAGTGTCAAAGTTCAGACGAAGATCGTAGTTAAATGCAGTATTACCAACATTAGTATTGTTAGCAAGACGAGCACCTTCTACACCACCAAGAATGAAGTTAACTTCGCCCTTGAGTTTAGTTGTGGTAGAGAACTGAGTTGCTTGGAGTTGACCAACTTGAGTTTCCAGTTTGGCAACACGACCACGAATGACAAGAAGTTCATCCGCAAACTCTTTTGAAAGACGTTGGAGTTCGTCAGTCACTTCAGTTACACGATCAAGGCAAGCATTCAGAAGTGCGGCTGCCTCATAACGAGTCATTGCCTTACCACCACCATAAGTGCCGTTAGGATAACCAGCTACGCAACCATAACGATCTACGAGATTGGTAAGTGCCTGGTATGCCCAATCCGAAGGTCGGACATCAGACAATTGAGTGACGCTTGTAACCTGCTCAGAAGTTGCATACTGATTAACAGCAGCAATATTCAGATCAGCAGCCACAGCAGGAGCAGTGGCGCTGATAGCAGCAGTGGCAAGCATCAAATGCTTAAATGTTTTCATAAGGTTTTCTTAAGATTTAACAAAATGTCATGCCCACTTAAGGGCAACGGAAGATGATGGATTCGAACCATCGGAAGGGTTGACCCCTTCGGCGGTTTAGCAAACCGCTGCTTTAGACCTCTCAGCCAATCTTCCTAGCGAATTTCAAACTCCATTTTTCTTGGAATGCGCTTAGTATACTCCATCGGTGTGGGGTTGTCAAGCTTTTTTTCTTTAGGTTTGCTGACACCATCAATTCCTACGATTAATGATAGGTCATTACCAGTAATTACTGGCATTCCATTCCTATCCAAACGCAAGAATGTTTGATTATCACATCCACATGCTTTACTTTTATTTGCTTGGTATACTTCTAACTCAGTTCCACAAGCGTTACATCTGATCTTTGCCATTTTTTTCTTTTAACCACTCTGCCATTTCTTTTTGCATTTTCTTTGCTTCTTTATCAAGTTGTCTCTTCATATTTTTTGCCATTCTCCACCGAATAAAGTTAATATGAAGAAGTTTTATTCTGAGGTTGATATATTCTGGCACATTTGGATCTTGCCAGATAATATATATCGTCGCACAGAGCACTATTAAAGAGATATAGTATGTATTCATAATCTTATATGGGAAATGTCGGATTCGAACCAACGACCGTCTGCGTGTAAAGCAGCTGCGCTACCACTGCGCCAATCTCCCGAGCGTCTTGGGAGGGACTCGAACCCCCGACCAACTCATTAGAAGTGAGTGGCTCTATCCATCTGAGCTACCAAGACAGGTGAAGGGTAGGAATTACACAGAGTTTGGACCCCTGTTACCCGTGCCTTCCATAGTATTATATCACTCTTTAGGGCAGGTGTCAAGCCATGGAGCACACAACCTCATGGGTGGGGCGAGTGCCTTGCACTCATCACTATAACATAATGTTTCGTCGTTCTTCTCTTCTATATAGCGAGGTTTTGATACCTCTGCTTTTGATAATCCTGTTTGTTTCCAGTAATCATCTATTGCTCTGTCAACATCTCTTGTTATTCTTCTGTTTAGTTTCTCAGGATCTTTAAGTATAAACTCATTAAGTATAGTTTGTGGGAAATATTTTCTTTGAATCTCGTCCAGTAAATCCCAAAGTCCATTTTCAGATACTCCTGTACATTGTGAGAGTGCTGCAATAATAGAAGATAATACGATACCGATTATCGCGTATTGTTTTATATCTGGTTTCTTTTTGCCAAAATTAAAGTTAATCATTCTCCCCAAATCTGTATGGTAATTCTAAAAGAAGGGGAAGAAGAAGATACTGGAGTAACCAAATGTAATTGTCTTTCGTCGTTAACTACTAATGTTTTTCCCTGGGGTATCAATCCCAAACAATTACCATGTTCCAGATCTTGCATAGTTTCATACCACAAAAAAATGCCTCCCCAGTTAACATGCCAAGAATTATTTAAATATAAAGTTGCGCCAAATTTATATGTATGATCGTCATGTAATGATATTCCAGAATTATACTGCCAAACATAAAATTGAAGTATTAAATTCTGATGTTCTGGTAGGTATTGTTTTATCTGATGTTCTATTTGTTTTGATAAATCAGCACTAACATCACATGATATACAACTACCTACAATATTACTTCTAACAACTTCTGGCCACCCAATACTACTAGATGTCCACACTCTTTTTTGAGAATTTTGTTTTATCTCTTGTATACATTCTTGCTGTAAATTATCACTTATTGCATTATTAAAAATTTTCATAATGTAAGGGGGGATTATCCCCCCTATTTATTCAGTTTTTTAAACTTCTACCGTAATCAGTTTGTTGGCATATTCATAGGCATAATGTGTACGGGCACCATGAATACCCCAACCAATCCAACTGTACGCATAGTTCATGTAACGATCAATAGACTTACCAGGAGTTTTCATTCTGTCTTCGATTCGTTTCCATTGAACTTCATTCGTAAGATAACGAAGTTGCGTTGGAAGTGTTGATGGTGAACCACCAAACTTCTTAGCGAAATCACCCAATCCATAATAACGATCGGCAGATGTCCATTGGATCAGACCATAACCACGACCGCAGTGATGGTACTGAGTCCTACTACCACCTTCACAAATATTAGGCACGAACATAGATTCCTGCTTAATGTTGCCCAGGATAGTAGCAAGGGCGTTTCTGTCTTTAATTCCTTGCTCTTGGAAATAATCCACAGCAAGTTGTTCATGTTCTGAACACCCTTTACAAATTAGCCTTTTCTCTTTTGGCTTTTCGGGAGCAACCTCTCGGGTCGCTGTCGTTTCAAACTCCTTAATAACAGAAAACGGCGCTGGAGGCGTCGTCAAGGGAGGAAAGATCGGCAGTGTTGCCACATTGGTTGTAACCGATGCCAGAAGGGGCAGGGCTACAGTAAAGAATTGTTGCATTAATTTTAATAGAACTCTACATCCGTATAGAAGGGGGGTACACCCACCTCTCGGTGGGCACCTTCCACGGCTCTAATGTCACTCACGTTCTCATAACGAACAGCATAATATAGCACTTATTTATCAAATTGTCAAGGATCAAAATCTGAACTTAACTTTGGCGGCAACGGAATTGCTTGTCAAACCATCAGTAACAGAATGAGTTCCCTCTACATATAGTGCTTGTTTGTAATCAATAGAAGCAGTGGCACTATATGAGTTGTCTGTAGAATAGGCACCTTCAACACTCACGCCAATTACATCTTTCTTCTTACCACCAAAGCGAGTTTCTAGTTTCAAACCAGCTTCACCAACATGTGTGGTCTGGTTGAACGCTTCGACACTTCTTGCTGATTCTGGAGAACCAGTTTCAGTATAAGCATTTCTTCGAATGTTAGAAATAGTATAACCTAAGAATGGTTTGATCCAACCAGAGTTATTCAGATATAGTCTGTTATGAACCCACCATTGTGTTCCTTCTACATTTGCCCAGTTACCAAACATATATTCAACGGTTCTAGCAACATCATATTTGTCTCTAGAAGCACCAGCATTTGTAACAAGTGCTACATCTCTGCCATGGAAGCTATTGAATATACCAACATGCTGTCTCTTGAGGTGTGAGATGCTATCCACACCTATCATTTCAGTATAGAGATCATTGTATTGTGCTCCAGCAGTCCATCCTTTGGTGATGTCATATTCAAATCCACCACCAAATACTGTAGATTTTGCTTGATAACCATCAGCATTATATGAATGCATGAAGCGATTGTTTTCGAATACTCTAAATCTCTTCTTATGATTGGTGATTGGTTCATGATCTAACAGACCATTGATAGCACTGCTGATATTATCAAGAACTTCTAGTTGATCTATACGACCAAAGTAATCCTTGTAAGTATGGACGACATCTACACTTTCAGAAGACACATAAGTTACAACTGGTGTTCCTTCAGTTGTAGTTGTAGTTCCATCAGCATATACAATCGTAGTTACTGGAGTTGCGGTTACAGTGGTAACTAATGGAGTTGTGATTTCAGTTGCTACATGAACATTTACTTTTTGTTTTCCACCATTCTCAGATGAAGCAAACGCATAATCATTTTTATATGTTTGTGGTAACGTAGTTGATTGTGCTGTGCTATATCCTATAGAAGGAGTAGTGGTTGAAGTAGAATTAAGAACTGTTGCAGTTACTTGTGATGTAGAAGATCCGTTTGATGTTGTTGTGGTTACTACTGGCGTTCCGTTTGAGGTGGTTGTAGAACCATCAGAATATGTGGTCGTTGTAACTGGAGTTGTAGTTGTAGTTGTTGTAGTAACTGGAGTTGTAGTTTCTATAGTATCAGTATAGTTCTGAACTACTCCATATCCATTATTGTCAAGATTGCTTACATTATAAGTAACCTGAGCTGTTACTACAACATTTGAAGTTGACGAAGATGTTGATACCTGATCTGTCGTAGATGTTCCAGTTACTGTTGGGGCAGGTGGTGGTGTTGGAGTTGGAGGTGTTGGTGGTGTTGGATTTATTGTAGGAGCATTTGGATTGTTGGGAGCAACAGCACCAAATGGTTGTCCATTTGCTAATGTGGTTCCTGGTTGACTATCAACTAAAAGAACTGGTGATAGTGCAGTATCTCCAAGATTAAATACTGCAAATCCTAATAGATAAGCACCAGTTACATCAACTTGATATGTTGAATTCTGCCATCCAGTTGAACCATAAGTTCCTGTAGAGTAATCTCCCGTACCTGGGTTAGTGAATCCAAGTAACGCATAGTTCTGAACATAGTTGTTGACATTTACAACTGGAGTAGAACCAGTTCCCTGATAAACAAGAGATGTAATAGAACCATCGTTGAATGGAACATAATCAGTTCCAATGTAGTTCCATGACATCGTATAAACTTTTCCAGCATCAAGATTTACGCTTTGAGTTAACCATGCGGCATTAGTTGGATTGGGATTTCCTAGACCTGATGCCTGTTGGTCTTGCTGAAGTTTTGTTTTGATTGCTTGATTTTCTGCAGATGTAAGACCTAATGCAGAAGTTGCTGCATCGAATGTTGTTGAACCTGTTGGTTGTAATGCAGCACCAGCAGTTCCATATGGAGAGAATGTCCAAGTTGTTGGTGTTGTTGCTGGGGCATGGTATGGATTTGGTGATCCATCTGGGAGTGTGGGACTACCCACCGCGCCATGAGAAGGCGCACTAAATGTTACCGATCCGTTGATTGCAGTAACACCAGTTCCATTACCAGTGATTGTTCCGTTGGTTAGATTTCCTGGTTGAGATCCCGTATTCCATCCAGATAGAGATCCCCCCTCGAAATCAGTTCCAGTTATTGTATCAGACAATGCTGCTGTTGGCACTCCAAAAAGAAGCACAGACGCTGCAGCCAGCGCCTTCTGTGTAGTAGACATAGAAAATCCGTGATTAGATGAGGACTAACAAAAACAGACCGAAGTATGTTTTAGAAGTAAAATACTCACCGAGTCACGGAGACTGGAGATATAGATTCAGACCAGTGAAGCAATATCATTTGCAGTTACCACTATTTAGGTTATGTTATTTTTTTTACTAAATACATTTGGTTATTCAAGCCAAAGAACAATGAAAAGATTACTTCTAATCTCTTCGTTATTCTTTATTACTCCTGTAAGTGCTGCTGAAATTACATCTAGAATTACTGATTCCGTTCAACTAAATGTCCAGGGTGCTGCGGTACAATCAACTCGAATTGGGGCGTCGTATTCTGCTTCGGGTACAAATATTCAATCAACCTCATTTGGTGGGGTAAATGGTGCTGGAAGCTACGACGTTAATACAGCAGGTCAAGCGTTCAGTTTCTCAGAAACTTTCAATGCTGCTGATACACCAGTCACCACTCAGTCGGTCAGTGGTGGAGTTATTGCTTCTCCCAACCTTTATGGGGATAGTGTTACTCAGTTAGCAGGGGACAAGGGTTCTCTCGCTGGTACATTATCACCTACTGGTGTTCCTACTGTAACTGCTGGTGGTGCTGGAACTACAGCAACAGGACAACGTAGCGTTGAACTGAGCGTATTTAAATGAGATATATCCTAGCGGGGTTGTTCCTGCTAGGGTTTTCTCAATCTGCCCTAGCGGAAGCAGTGGTCCCTAATTTTACTAGGGGTACTATTACTGCGACAACAGAAACAACTACAAAGATTGTAGAAACTATACGTCAAGTTGAATATACAACTGGCACATCATATACTGTGACTGGAACTAATATTAACATTCCTGGCACTCCACAACAAGGAGCAAATTACACTATCCAAACTCAAGGTGCTCCCTTCCAGTTCAGTGAAACTTATCTCGGACCTGGAGTGGCAAAAGAAACATGGATAGACAGAACAACAGAACAACAATCTACCACAAACTCGGTATCTGTCTTTACGCAGTAGGATTGTATGTATCGCCTGTGCTGGCTCAAACAGCTCCTAGTAATACTAATATTGCTGGCCCTAGTGCTAGTGCTACTGGAAACGTTACAAACCAAGCGGTCCAAGTTTTACAAGGGCCGTATGCTCTTAATACATACGGAGCGGGGGTTAGTTGTCAGGGGCCCACTATGAGTGTTGCCCCATTCATATTAGGTAACCTGAATGGCAGTAAAGATCCACAAACATTTCAATCATACACTGGTAATGGTGGAGTTAGTATGGGATTTAATTTTCCATTAGATGGAGGATTAACTGAATTATGTAAAGAAAGAGCAAGAGTAGAAATCAAAAGGCAGAACGCAGAAGCAGATAAAGCACGTTTAGATTTTGAATTAGTTAGATTACTTAAATGTGGTGAAGCAATTAAATCTGGTGTAACATTTCACAACGATTCTCCTTACGCTAGGATATGTTCGGATGTAGTTGTGCGGTATCCACAGATAAATACTACGTTAACTGCGCCACAAAATAATGGCCAAGTCAAAAAATAAAGGCAGTAATAAAGCAGCCAAGAAACCTAAACAGAATCAAGGTAATGCCACTGCTAAAAAAGCAAAGAATGGTGGTAAGAAAAAGTGAGGTATTATGCCAAGAGAATGGAATACTCCTATTCGGGAACCTTGGAATCCTGTAATTAAAAAGTGCCTTGATGCTGTTGATGAACACATCAGGCAACACATTAAAACAGGAGATGACTGGCATTTATCACAAGCAGAAACATTAAGAAAATATGTAAAAGATTTGAAAGTTTGGATACATAAAGAAGAAGGATGGTGGAACGAATGAAATACATAGCATCAAGAGAAGTATTTGGTAGTGATTGTTTATACTTCCAAGACAACGAAAACGATTCTCCTAAGTGGACTGGAGATATTTCAAAGGCAATGAGATTTGATACGGCAGAAGATGCCGTAACAAAATCAGATCGTACTGGCGTGTATGTAGACGCTATCACAGCAATGCAGGTATCAGAATGAAATACTTAACATTAGCATTATCAGTTACAAGTTTAGCAATCAGTGCTGCTATTGGTGTCGGTGCTTACATGACATATCAAAAAGCACAAAAGATTCTAGATAATCCAGAAGCATTTGTCGGTGCTGTTGTAGAGAAGCAAGTAACAAAAGCATTTGAAAAACTACCTATTCCCAAACTAAATACAGAGAAGTTTAAACTCCCATTCTAATGGCTGACAAAGATCCTTACGTCTATAGAATACGTTCAGTACACAAGGTAGTAGATGGCGACACTATTGATGCTGACATTGATCTTGGTTTTGATATCTCCCTTACTAAGCGAATTCGTCTTGCTGGTATCGATACCCCAGAGAGCAGGACAACTGATGCGTATGAAAAGAAACTTGGTCTTGAGGTTAAAGAATGGCTCAAGGAAAGATTGAAGTTTGCTAAAGATATTCTAATCAAGACCGAACTTCCAGATAGCACAGAGAAGTATGGTCGTATCATCGGTCATCTGTATATCAATGGTGAAGAAGTTTCCGTCAACAATCAAATGATTGCTGACGGATATGCTTGGGAATATGATGGTGGCACTAAGAAAAAAGATTTCGCTTTACTTGAATCTAAGAGAAAGAAATAATTATTTTTTCTTTGCTTCTTTATACTGACGTTGCTTCTCAACTTTAAATTCTTTCTTAAGTTTTTTAGCAACTGCTTTCATTTCTTTTTCTTTTTCAAAAGCAAAGAATAGTTGTAACTCATAATCAGTTAAATCTTTGGATAGAAGTTTCTTGCCACGAATCCAAATTTGATTAGCAATTGGTTTGAAGAACTTCAACAGAAATTCCACGGCAGACTTGCCTAGGAGCGCCGCTGCGGTCGCTGCCATCGCTGTGGTGCCTGCGAGTGCTACTTCCTTGTTTGTGGGGATTGGAACCGCTCCTAAGATAGGCACCTGTATCTCCGCTGTTACAGGTTTGTCTATAGTAGGTTGGTCAGTAGTTAACTCTGATTTATCTTGTGGTTGAACAGCATTAATTGCTGGCATTACTGGTGGTGGAGAATCAGGAAGTTTTCTTTCTTTCTCTTCCTTCTCTTGCTGTTCTTTTTGTTTCTCTGCTCGTACAGCCGCATCAAACTCTTCCTGTGTTGGTACATTAATCACAGGATATTTAATAGAAGGGTTTGGCGCCTCAAATACAGGAAGCGCCAAACCATTGGTAACAGGAACCTGAGTTTTAGCTGGCGGTAGTTGCTCTACTATAGTCGGGAGAATCCCCTGCACCGCATTCTGGGCAACCTTCGGTTGCTGTAGCGGCGATAGTTGGCTCGACTGGAGCTGGGGTATCGACGACGAATTCAGGTTCTGGATTCCTTCCAGCGGGTTTATCGGCATCTTCTTTATCCTCTCCCTTCTTCAAAGTATCAACTCCAAAGGTTGCTGCAGCAGCAGTGAATACTGTAGCAATAAATGTAGGGTCCATCTTAGCAAGAAGACCAGCATAACTAGCAGTGAGAAGAGCAGCACTCCAACTCAAAACACTAATCCTAATAATTGTGCTCATACATTTTTCTCTTTTGTTGTTTTCCATTTGTCCTTATGCGAGGTTAACCTTTTTTCCAAGCTTCACCTTCTGCTTTTCTCCTACGTGCTAGTCCTGCTTCTACATTTGAACCAGGATTTCTGTAGAGGTAAAGCGCATCGGGCACCTTATCCCATTCTTTATTTTTTAGAACACGAGTGATAGTATTAAAATTATCACCACCATAAAAACCAGCGCCAAGATTATAAGCAAAAGAAAGTAGGGCACCTCTTTTGCCATCAGACATCTCATTCCAGTGAGGAATTTTACGAAGTGCTGGAAGAAAGTGATGCTTTGCTTCTTCAATTAATAGTTCATCTGCTTCTGCTTGAGTAATACTATCTCCCATGTGGAATGGTTTGCCATTCTTATCTCTGGTCGAACCCCATCCAATCGTGATTGGTAAACCACCAGATAGTGGATCTGGATATGCATTTAATCTGCATCCCTCAAATTCCTTAACTAATTTAATGCCCATTTGTGGAACATCATCGCCACCAACTACAGGAGCGGCAGCAGATGATGCTGATACTGGTGCCGCATTACCCTTTTTTCCTCTATAGATCTCCGCCCAATCAATATTATCTTCTAGATATTTGACAGGTAAGTTATCTTCTAACCACTGAACTGCTTTCACATGGTTAGCATTCTTCTCATCATAGAATTTGAAGAAGTTGTGTAAATCGATTCTTGCCATTATTGTTCTCCGTTAGTATCAATCAAAAATACGACCCCAACCATCGTTGCCACCTGGGCACCAGCGATGCTTGAGAACTGCTTTGGTATAAATGGTCTTCTTACCATTTGTTACTGGACCAGTATAGTTATCGTTGAGTGAACCATATGGGTCATTAACATAATATCCTTTGCCATCTGGTGTCTTACCAATGACTACACACATGTGACCACCAGTAGGAGCAGATAAAGAACCCCTATGGAGGATACCAATAACAACAGGTTTCCCAGCATCAAGGCTACGATCAATGTCAGCAAAAGAAAGATTATAACTAAAGTGAGACTTAACGCCATAACCTGCGAGAACTTTCGTCTGTACCGCATGGTCAGTCGTGTCGCCAATCGCAAATACTTTTTTGACATACTCATCATCACCTTTGATGCTTCCTGGTTTGAGGAATGCAAGACACATAGCACATGACGAAGAGTTGCAAGTTCTATGTGCATCTCTATAGTTATCTACTTGATTAAAATATGGAACAGCAAGAACTGCAGGAGTTGGTGGTTTGGTCCTGAACATCCCAATCCATTCTGTTTCCGAGTCGTCTAAAAATTGAGCAGGTAGGTTATCCTCTAACCATTGAACTGCTGCTATATGATTATCATTATTCTCATCATAAAATTTAAAAAAGTTATGAAGGTCTAGCGTCATTTTTGTCTCCGAATAAACGTATGAAGTACTCTGCGTCAACCACTGCTAGCGGTTTTTTTCCATTCTTTTTAATAACAACGAGAGGTTCATAGTCACCCGAGTTGGCAGATGCTTGCTCATAAGCATCCCATATATTTAGCTTCTCCACGTTTTTACATTCAATGCTGTGAGGGAACTTTAACCTAGCAGCACGAGCCATTATGAGATCCTCACCACCCGCTCCCATGCTACGGGATTCGATATCTTCTGGATGAACTTCAAGCATCTCAATAAGTTTATCTCTCACCCACTGTTGCAGACGGCGACCTTTCGCTTTCGCTGAACTTGGATTCATAATAAAAAACCTCCATGATGGAGGTATTTATCTATTCAGTTGAACCAGGGGTCTGGAATTTTTCCATTAGAATCTTTAGTATCCACCTTTGTTGGTGGTTTAGATTCTCTATGTTTTGCTCCTGCTCCCTGAGTTTCTTTTGT